GGATAACCAGAACAATCTATCAACAAACGACCCCGCTCGAAACAGACCTAAGTCGTTCGTAATGGCTTTAACATACCGAAGCCCGATAGAAGAAGTTCTTAATCGCTTCACCTCTGAGGAGCAGTCCAGGGTAAGTTCAACATCAGTGGCCAGATTAACCCAAGTTGAAGTTAGCAACCATAAGCTCTTTTCATTCGCATTGAGTGAGAAGGCCAAAGAGAAGCTAATTAAAGTTGGAATTTATTTGAGCCCATTCTCTTTTGAACCACATTCACATCCTGCCTGCAAAACATTGGAGAATCACATTTTATATAATATTTTAGCTAATAAATTAGATAACAGTTTTTATGCAATAGGTATTAAGGGTTCTAAGGTTAACTTCTTAAAAAGTAGGTCAAAGAACCTAAGCATGTTGGAGTATGTGAACCGTGTTGTCACCAGCGCAGATAAGTATAGGTATGGTAGTGACTTCACCACACTCAGCTCAAAGCAAATCGACAACCTCTGTTCAAAAAAAAGCCTTAGTGAGTGTGGCACATTAAAGGAACTGGTTCCACTGGTCAAAATGAGCAAGAAGAGGAATTTTTTCTTACATGATGAGCTTCACTACTGGAGCCCACAAGACCTGATGCTATTTTTGGACTCAGTCAATCCTGATCACTTGGTAGCAACGGTGGTCTTTCCTCCCGAGATATTAGCTGGAGCCAAGGAGAGTCTGAATCCATGGTGTTACTCATTTCACCGGCAGGGCAGCAAATTAACATTCTTTCCAGACGGGGTTCAAAGTGAGTCATACACACAACCCCTCAGCTCTGGTTACATCCTGAAGGCATCAAAAATTGTGTGTCCAAGTGGTCAGATCTACTCTGTGGATCTTGTGTATTCAGCCTTTGCACACCATGTTGTAAGCATAACAAAGGGAAATTTACCAGGGCTTGAAAGGAGGTTTTTTTCGAACTTTGAGGCAACCGGGGTGAAACACCTATCTGGCCTCTCCCACTCTGTGAGGGACTGCATTCCAGTCAGCACTGATCTAATATCTAAGATCTACAGATATATCAGGACCCTCAAGAAGCCTGACTTGCAGTCCTGCATGGCCAAGCTCAGCCAGATAGTCCCTAATCCAACTGGTGTTGAAATTAAATTCACAGAGGATTTCTCACGACTAGTCATGGAAATTCAGCCTTTAAAGTCCCTTCTTATGCCTGACACTGCGAAATTAATTGGGGCTTTGTTTGCTTCCTTTCTGCCCTTCAAAATGGCAAGGTTCTTTGACTGCTACAAATCAAGCTCATTAGACAAATTCATTCATGATTTGGAGCCATTTAGCTTTTCTGTGCCCACTGAAGTCATCAACTGCAATACAATGCCAGCTTTTGAAGCAATTTCTTTGGGTGAGTCAATGAGTCCAGAGGAAGTTATCCAAATATTGAACCGAATGGAAATGGGGGCTTTCGCTGGGTCATGTAACCTGGTGGGAAAGTTCAAATACTCAAATGAGGCCTATCATTGTCTTCACCACGTTCTTGATGGCTGCAAGCCTGAAGTTTTCAAGAGGTTGATTAGAAGAGTGGCAGGTTCCTTCTGTAATGAATTCGGCGTTTACCGGAAAAGCAGTTATGTGGCATCCGTTGCAATCAATGTGTTCCAAAGGAGGTCAAACCTAAATCTTGATTTTATCTTGGGGTCTGATCTAAATCAAAAGGTTGTTTGCATTGTCCGCAATTTCTTTTCCTCAAAGAAATCTTCTCAGCTTATCTGGTATTCCACAAATTCTATGGCTTGGTTCCGTTTTTCGAAGCTGAGAGCCAATCAAAAGTTTCTGAGATCACCAATTTTTCCTGCCTCCATGAACTGCAAAGACCTTTCAACTAGGAAAAATCTAATACTTGACTTTGAGGTTTTTGGTTTCTGTGCTGGCTTAAGAAAGCTTGGGTCTTCGGGAGTTTCTTCAGTGGTGCCTCCCAAACCTGTTCTTGGTGGCTTTGAGTTTGTACCCCCTGGGGAGGAGGCCCACGAGGATGATATTGAGGTGAAGTCGAATACCATGGCAAAGATGTTTGATCCATCACCACAGGCAGTTCTTGGAATTGAAGGTCCAGCTGCTGGTGTGCATGAGATTGACCCACAAGATCAAACTCTCTCTCCCAAAGCTGCTGACCTTGAGGAACGAAATGGTCTTATTTTTGGATGTGTTCCTGAACCAAGCTTGATGAATTTTTCATTCAGTTCAGCCAACCAGGGTGATCGCCTCTTCGCCAACATCGTGAATGAAAACATAGTAGATGTTGGAATTCTCCCTCCCACCGAACTGAAAATCCCATTGGATGCCAAGGTCACACAAATCAATGGTCGAGATTGCTACTTCTTCACAAGGTGCTCATGTATCGACTATGGCCACAATAAGATCAAGTACACTGCTAATAACTGGTTTTCAGGCCTAGATCAATTTCTATCCAATGAGGGAACATACTACAATGCGTGCCTTCTGCAAGTTTACAGGGCTGGCAGTGGAATTGGTTTTCACTCTGACAACGAAAAGGTCTACCATAGAAGTCCTATCAAAACTGTCAATCTGTGTGGAGAGGCAGACTTCCTTGTTAAAGCTAAGGGTAGGAGGGACTTAGGGACTGTTGCAAGAGGACATCTCTTTCCAGGACACTATTTCACAATGGATTCAAATTTCCAGTCTTACTACCAACATTCGGTCCAAGATTGCAGTGAGGGGAGGGTCTCCTTAACTTTCCGCCATCATGTAAACAATGTCACAGGACTGCCAATCAAACATACTTGTGGAGAGTTTGGTGATACTGAGATTTTGTTTGATGTGCTCATAAGAAGGAGTTTCACCTATGCAGCAAAAAACTTTCATACCTTCCCAGTCCCTGGGGATGGCAGTTGCTTTTGGCATAGTATGGGGGCTCTGCTGGGAGTTGATGGTGAGGAATTAAAGAAGATATCTGCGAGAGAGATCCAGAAGAACGAAATTTTACTATCCAACCTGAGCCTACGTCAGCAGATGGCAAATAAGCAGTATGCTGAAAGAGAGTCAATTGCGGCTTTCTGCAGGATCCAATCAATCCATTTGGTTGTTCTGCTTCCAGGCAATAATTTCTCTTATGAGTTTCTTCCGTCACAAAATCCTGAAGTCACCCAACTGTTTGTCAAGCTAACGGATGAACACTTCGAGCCTGCTTTGCCAGTGAATGGATGCGTTGTCAAGTCAATTGCTGAAACCCTTAATCAAACCGAAGCAAAGATCTTGTCAGTGATTGGGAGACCCACAAATAGAATGATTCTCGACAATTTAGTCGAGGGAGAAGGACTCAACCTTGAAGACCTTGAGGCAGCATTTACAATCTTTGGAATATGTGCTAGAGTTAGCTCAGAAAATGGTGTTTTTACCCTAAATAGGGATGGCAATCTGCATGCAAACTATGAGTTGAAATCTGGTCATATAATGTACTTGAGGAAAGTCCCTAACTCACAGTTTGCCCCCTCCACACCAATCCAAAACTTTAATGGACAAGGGCCTGACCTGTTTGGGAAGGGGGCTAGAAATTTAGAGGAATCATTCCTTAATGGCACAACAGGGGTCTTGTGTGACCGCACTGTCAATCTCCAGAAGAATTGGTTGACTGAGGGAAGAAGGTTAGTGAAGGATGAGCGGAATCTAGGTGTTGTTCTTGGAACCTTTGGATCTGGTAAGAGCACATTATTTAAGCGGTTCATCGTAAAAAATCCCTCAAGGTCAATTGTCTTTGTCTCTCCAAGGAGGTCATTAGCTGATCAAATTAAGGAGGATTTAGGTCTCAATTCAAAGAGGGGGAGATCCTTGAGAGTCAGAGTTTTAACCTTGGAGAGCTTCATCAAAGCAGTCTTTACTTTCAAGGCAGCAAGTGTAGTTCTCGATGAGGTGCAACTGTATCCCCCTGGGTACCTTGACTTGGTGATGCTATGTCTCAGTGGAAATTGTCAAATCTACCTCTCAGGAGATCCGTGCCAGAGCGACTACGATTCAGCCAAAGACAGAGCGCTCTTTGATGGGATGAAGGGGGATATCTTCGAGGTGCTTGAAGGAAAAAGCTATAAATTCAATGCATCCAGTAGGAGGTTTCAGTCTCAGATGTTTGTGGGCAGGCTTCCCTGTCGTCTGGATTCAAAAGATATGGTTGGAGATGAGGACTTTCATTGGCTTGAGAGCATTGAGGCTGCAGCTGAGGTTAGCAACACTGAATACGACGTTGTTCTGGTCTCAAGCTTCGAAGAAAAAAAAATCATTTGGGCACATCTCGGGAGAGACGTTGAGGTCCTAACTTTTGGAGAATCAACAGGCTTGACCTTCAACCGGGGCATTATCCTCATTTCTCACGAAAGTACCCTCACTGGTGAAAGAAGATGGATTACTGCGCTGTCAAGGTTTAGACTAAACATTATCTTTGTCAACTTGGTTGGCAACAATATTGAGGACGTATGCCAAGTTTTTCATGATCGAACATTGTTCAAATTTCTCAATCGCACCGCAACAATTGGAGACATTATTAAGCAACTTCCTGGCAACCCAGAATTGACAAATGACTTTGGTGATAAAGTTGGGAAGTCGGAAGGAGTCATGGAAGACAAGCTTGCTGGTGACCCGTGGTTAAAGACTGAGATCGATCTTCTACAGGATGAGGATCAGGAGATGGTCGAGCTGGCAGAGGAGGTTAAAAATGAGCCATGGTTTAAGACCCACCTCCCCCTATTTGAGTTGGAATCAATAAGGGCAAATTGGGTGCACAAAATAATGAACAGGGAATATCGTGAAGTACGTTGCGGAACGGAAGTGTCAACCCAGTTCCCTGAGGACCACCCCAATAAGTATAAGGTGACCCTAGCCAATGCAGCCGAGCGTTTCGAAGCAATTTATCCAAGACACAAGGGAAGTGATTCTGTAACCTTTCTAATGGCTGTTAAAAAAAGGCTTAGCTTTTCAAGACCATCAGTTGAGTCAGCCAAGTTGAATAGGGCAAAGCCGTATGGAAAATTTCTCCTGCATGAGTTTCTCAAGAGGGTCCCCCTAAAGACTGGTTTGGACTCAGCTCTGTTTGCTAGGTCAAAAAGAGAATTTGAAGAGAAGAAAACTAGCAAAAGTGCTGCTGTTATCGAGAACCATTCTGGAAGGTCATGTCGCGACTGGCTGGCTGATGTTGGATTTATTTTCATGAAAAGTCAGTTTTGCTCTAAGTGGGACAACAGGTTCAGGGATGCCAAAGCTGGACAAACTTTAGCCTGCTTCCATCATTCAATCTTGTGTCGCTTTGCGCCCTACATGAGATATATTGAACACAAGCTTCAGGAGGTCCTTCCAGCCAACCTGTACATCCATTCTGGAAAGAACCTGGAAGATCTCAATCGCTGGGTGATTGAGAACAGCTTCACTGGCATGTGCACTGAATCAGACTACGAAGCCTTCGATTCAAGCCAGGATCATTATATTCTGAGCTTTGAGATTGAAGTCATGAAGCATCTCCAGTTACCTTGGGACCTAATTGAGGATTATGTGTACATTAAAACCCACCTTGGTTCTAAGCTTGGGAATTTTTCAATCATGAGATTCACTGGTGAGGCAAGCACTTTCTTGTTCAACACGATGGCAAACATGTTGTTCACTTTCTTGAGATACGAACTCAATGGTTCAGAGGCCATATGCTTCGCTGGTGATGATATGTGCTCGAACCGGAGACTGAGGGTGTCAAATAAACATGAGGGGTTTCTGAGCAAACTTAGGTTGAAGGCCAAAGTCCAATTTACAGTTAAGCCAACATTTTGTGGATGGAATCTGTGCCTTGATGGAATTTTCAAACGCCCCCAACTTGTTTTGGAAAGGCTCTGTGTTGCAAGAGAGAAAGACAACCTGGCTAACTGTCTTGACTCCTATGCTATAGAGGTTGGTTACGCTTTCGCTTTAGGTGAAAAAGTTTTGCAGTATATGGATGAGGAGGCCATGCAAAACCATTACAATTGTGTCAGATTCATTGTCAAACATTCACACCTCCTTAAATCGAGCGTTCGTGATCTCTTCTTACAGAATATGTAGATTAGGTTTAACATTGTGTTATGTGAATAAGTATTCTTGTGTTTGGTAATGGATTTTGTTTATGATAAGTTAATAGACGCTGGTTACATTAGAACTAGACTGCCAATTAGTTTCCCTATTATTGTTCACTGTGTTGCCGGCGCTGGAAAAAGCACTTTAATCAGGGAAATCATTGAGGTTGACCACAAGTTTGAGGCCTTCACTTACGGTGTTCCGGACCCGATTAATCTCTCTGGGGTAAGAATTAAGAGCAACTCTGACATACCTTCAGCACGTGCTGACTCACTAAAAATCATCGACGAATACATCGGTCAAGACCTGCCTGAGGGAACAACTTTTTGCTTTGCAGATCCAAACCAATTTCCTTACACCTGTCCAGACGCACACTTCACGTGCTACCAGACAAAAAGGTTTGGTGATCAAACTTGTGCATTGTTGGGAAAAATTGACTGTGCTGCATTCTCTTACAAGCAGGATCAAATAATCTTTGACAAATTGTTTGCTGGTGATATTGAAGGGCAGATCGTTTGCTACGAAAAGGAAATTTTTGATCTCCTTGACCGTCACGGGGCAGATTATAAGAAATATTGCCAAATCCGGGGATCAACCTTTGATATTGTGACCTTCATAACTGCATCAGACACTTTTGAACCTGAGGATCGGTATAAAGTCTATCTTTGTCTAACGAGACACCGCTCGATCCTACGTATCTTGAGTCCTGAGGGGAAGTTCCTAAGGGAGGATGCCAAGTTTGACACCACCACCTGACAACACAAGGGTTTTGTTACCAATCGCCATTGGTCTTGGGGTGGGGGTGGTTATCTGGTGTCTAACAAGGTCTACATTGCCTCAAGTAGGAGACAATATCCACAGTTTGCCACATGGTGGGAATTATTTGGACGGGACAAAAAGAATCAGCTACTGTGGGCCAAAGAACAGTTTTCCAAGCAGCAATCTCTTCAAAGGAGGTGCTTTTTCAGCAATTTGTGTTGTAGTATTGTTAGTGTTTGCTATTCATGTTTCAGAGTTATTTAATCGGCCTAATCGCCGCTCTTGTGGCTGTGGTTCTGCTTCACATGCTTAACTCTGGGCAGGAAGGTTGTTTGATAATTATTAGTGGAGAGTCTGTAGTTATTAAGAATTGTGTGTATACCAGTGAGTTCATTAATCTGGTTAAGGGTCTTAAACCCCACAACCATTGGAATTCACTGTAGTTAGGTCCAGTGTGTGTAGATTGAAATAATAGATTGCTTTGAGATTTTGATTGAAATGACTACTTCTCAATCCACAGCAACTGCTGATGTCGAGACTTCCAAAGTCGAGACTTCTCCACCTCCGGTAGTCACCAGTGAACCTGTTTTACAGCAGGTGGTCTTTTCTGACACTTCAAATGCAGCTACTACGCCACCGCCACCTGTCACTACCAAGACGTCAACAGCTGCGACGAAAGGCGTTGAAAGGTCATGGTTTGGGCTCCCATCTAAAACGACGGGTTTGGGTACATTGAGTGCCACTGCTACATCCACATCACCCCTGTTAAGCGCTTCAGGGCGAGCCTCACAACTTGATGAAAACCTCAAAAAGCTTAAGGCGAAGGATGAGAGCTTCTTTGTGCTAAATAGTGAGGTTGAAGACCTTGAGGCGAAGGCAAGTGGGAAAGTGCAGGGGCCAAGGGGGGTTGTGCCAAGCATGATGTCTTATGAAAAACCCGAAAAAGGTAAAGTTGTTGAGGAGTCCAAGGGTTTGAGCTTAGGTTCAAGGCAGAGATTGGTCTTTGAAAAGGCTAGGCAAAGGGCACAGGTGAACATTGAAGCTGACCGTGACAGTTTGGCGCCGCCATTTGCTTCAGCAGATCCCTTCTCCCGACCAAAAGTTCAGGATGTCCAAAGGTTCTCATATGAACCAAGCTCACCTGACATTTCAACGGCTGAGGAGATTGAACACATCAGAAGTGATTTGGTTAGGGCAGGTGTGCCTGAGTCCACACTCACCTTTTCAATGTGGGACATAGCTAGATACTGCGCTGATGCTGGTTCCTCAGCCTCAACTGAGTTCATAGGGACAAGTAGTTACAGTGGCCGTGTGACCAGAATGGAGATAGCCTCGGTGATCAAAAAGCATACAACCCTGAGGCGATACTGCGGCTTCTATGCAAAAATTGTTTGGAACATAATGCTGTCGACCAACATACCACCTTCTGGATGGGTGAAAAAGGGTTACAAGAAGAACACAAAGTTTTCTGCATTTGATTTCTTTGAGCAAGTCTCAAACAATGCTGCGCTGGAGCCAGAAAATGGGCTGGTTCGTGAGCCCAACCACGAGGAGTTAGTTGCATCCCAAGTGAATAAGGGGATTTCATTGCACAGAACTGAAGCTGCACAGGACAAGAACGTGTCAACAGCACACGAGGTGACGGGTGGGAGAGCTGGACCCCGGTCAAGACTGTTGTTGAAGGGGAAGGAAATGGATTGAGTGGTTAACACATGGCCTAGAACCGTGGAGAGGCCTAAAAGAGTCCACGTGCCGTCTTAGAGCTATAGTATGTGTGTTAGTAAATATTAGTAGTTTCCACTTCCTAAGGTTCCAGGTCTCGAACCCAGGAAAGACCTTAAAGAGTCCTGGTTGGCGTTTAGCTGTATAAAACCTCTGCACCGCATAGGCCACACCAAAGTTCATCATTGTGTGCCTTATGCGGGCAAGTTAACCGAGTTGTGGCGGCAACCGGAGAAAGTCAGATACAAGCGTAGATTTATGAGCTACGCCCTGTGGTTGGATTTCCACCGTTATCTCGTCGTTAAGGGAGCAACCCCTTTTCTCTCGCTTATGGGGGTATTGTTAAGCGGGCGTGCGACCCATTGAGAGATGGGTTCCCTACGTTAAGGGTAGTTGAAGTTTAGAATAAACTTCCATGGTTCCGACCTACCATGATTAAAGTGATCGGTAGTTCTGGGTAAGAAACAACCCTGTGCTTGGTGGCTAAGCATGACCACTCAGTTTGACCGACTGGCCAGACAGGTTACGTTTCCCACTTCGATATCAAAAGTGGGCGCATATCAAAGCGTTAAATTGCTCGATCGCATGTTTCAAACTCTCAGTCTTGGGGGTTTGAGACAGGCTTTAGTCCTGGTGATCTGACTTTAAAAGAGCCAAATAAACCGCATTTCAACGCGTTATAGTGTTCGCTGACAGACCGTACAAATAGTCTGTTTCACCAACCTAAGACCTAAGTAATTGAATAAGGGGGAGTGATTAAACAAATTTGCTTTTTATCGCTAATTTTTGC